TAGTTACTCTATCAGCACTAACCCCACCCATATCATCCTTACCTAATCCAAATCTACCTCTTAAATCTGGTAATATAAAATTACCACTACCAGGGTCAGTACCAAAACTATGACCAACAACTGCATATAGGGCAGCATAAGTTGCCCTAGAAACTGTACTACCATCACATAATAAATATCCCGATGGAGAACTAGCCCCACCATAAGGTAATATAGAACCTATAGGAAGAGTAAAAGTCCAAGTTGGATTAGTAGCTGCACCTTGAGTTGTTAAAACTTTTCCAGCAGTATTAGGAGCGAGCCTAGTCATTGTAGTACCATTGTCATAATAAACATCGCCCTGGTTAGTAGTACCTATAACAACAGTACCACTAGTAACTAACGACCCTGAGAATGTATTAGTATTAGTCCATGTGTTTGCCGAAGATAAACCTGGAATAGTGCCTCCTGAAAAATCCAATTTATCAACACTTATAGCTGCACTAGCAGATATATCAGCATTAACAATACCAGTACATGATCCATCATCTATTAAGTTATGTAACTTAGTGTTTGTTACAGTTTCTGTAGCACCAAATGTATATCCTTTAGTTAGTGTTGCCATCCTGTTCTCCTATTAAATCAGCCACATGTATTTCAGCATCAATATATCTCTGATACCTATGACTTTTATCGTTAATATCTAACGTCACATAATCCGTTACTTGTTCTTCTGTTAAATACTCAGTAAGAACGTAAGAACTATCACAATAATTAATATCAATTATAACTTTAGTAAATTTCTTACCTTCAATAAAAGCTTCTCTCCAGATTTTAACATCCCTGTTATATCTTTTTTTAAAATCTTTCTCAAATGCTTCTATCCTTTTATCATCTGTGTTGTGCTTCATTATTGTACTCCTGTGGAAATGTTATAGCATTAATACCATATATCTTTATTTCTTCTACATTAACATCTGAATTAGTTATCCTAAACTGTATAGTTCTAAACGCACTCAATGAATCTAAGTGAAGTTTATTCCTAATAACATAATTATCAGATAGAGAAAATGGTAAATCTATTGGGAGTGTCGGGGCATCTTCAGATTCTAATAACACACTACCTAATGTTTCCCAACTACCTCCATCTCTACGAGCTTCTATTAAGAGAGAATTATCATTACCAACTGTACTAGTTTCAATCTCAACTTCACCACCAACTTTTTGTGTGAGTGGTTGTGAGAAATCTTCTTCTCTAGTAGTCTCAATCATAGTAATAGCAGTACCATTAGTAGTAGTAGTACCTTCATCTGTAAACCCATACCATCCACGATGGACAACACCATCGCCAACCTTACCATAATAAAATCGTTCTTCACCATTAACTTTATATGTTTCCATACAAGATGGTTTCCAGCCGTTAATAATAGTGAAAGCATTATAAGAAGGATAATAGACCCATGTATCAAAAGTTGTTGCACTTGTAGGAACAGATATAAATAATTTATTATCAAAATATTTCATAGATAAATTAGCTATAAAAGCCCAAGCTATATTCTCATAAGCATCCTTTAATGCAAAAGATAAAGGAAAAGAATCACCAGTTTGTAATTTATCTTGTATTGTTCTTTTGAGTTCCCTCAAACCATCTTGTGCAAAGAAGAATATATCATCACCAACAGAAGCCCAACCTTGTTTACTCACACATCCAACAAAAGTTACTAAAGGTACAGGCTGATCTGTAGCTACTGGAGTAGAAGTAGGACTTAAAGCCCAAATAGCTTCTTCTCCTAACACTACCATCCCTAAATCTCTAGTAGGTACAATCCCTCTTTCGTCTCCTATTGGTATACGGAATGCATTTGTAAGTCTATCCCAAGGAGAATAACCAGTATCAGTTCTATCAGCTTCTACCGAAAACAATCTTGCTGCCTCACCACCATTACCACCAGTACCATCAGCTATAGTTACATTAGAAGTAGCACCTTGTGTGCTAGAAAGTATTTGAAGTTTAGTGCTCACTACAGAAGCTGGAGTCCCACTAGCAATACCATTTATAGCAGTTACAACATTAGCTATACTTGAACTAGCACTAACATCTATGGAAGAATAAACAACAGAATCTACAGTAACATTTAATTTATCATTGGCTACACCAGTAAAAGTAGCACTATCCCCATTTATTACAGCTGGCTCTGGAGCGTATGAACTTGGGTAAGCATCTGAATAATAAAGTAAATCATTCTTTAAACTCCAAACCCTATTATTATACCAAGCCATTACAGTAGTTAATGGAGGGCTATTATTTATATTTAAACAATCTTCTGGAACACCTGTGGAAGTAAATCTAAAAACATTATCAGTTCCATTACTTACTAAAAATACATCATCAGGGGTGTTCCCACTTTCTTTAGCACTTACAATCCCTATATCTGTTTGATTGATTGTAAAATCACTTTTATAAGCAGCAGCCCAATTACCTGTACCATTCCAGGCTCTTATGGATGTACCTACATAACCTATAAGTAAATCAGTTGTACCTTGTATTACAAAATTAAAAAGTGATTCAAATTTTGTCGCACCTATATCATCACCTATAAGAACACTTCCAGGTCGCTTTTTCATTTGACCAGGGACAGATATATCTATATTAGTCATTTCAACAGCTTGACTTTCTTTAATACTATTAGCTTGGACACGAGTGTTTTGACCTCCAGACATATCCCTACGGATAATATTTAATCTTTGGTCATCACCACTCTGCCATCTAGGTTGGTTATATGGCATAATGTACTCCTTTAAACTGTGTCATATGAGGCATCCCCTGAAAATCTTCTTCTTCTCCCACCACTATTTTGTGGAACCCTTTGATATCTTTGATTAACAACGCTACGTTCCTGAGAAATCCTCATCCTTAATTCTTTCTCAAATCTTTGTAAATAATAATCAGCTTTTTGCATCTGTCTTTTATAAGCCCAACATTCACTAATAGCACCTAATTCTATTATCCAACTTATATCACCAATAAGTGGTAGCGATGATATTAAAAAGTTCTCATCACCATCAGGGCATAAATCACTATCTAAAGTAAGTTGAGTTTCTGAATCAACACTAGCTATTATCCCATAAGTATTATCTGTTGTGTTTTTAACTCTCATTCCTGGTTCAACCAAGTCAGTAATAAATGTAGAACCCGATGCTACAATAGTATTAAGGGTATCTGTAGTACAAGTACCTGTAGTACCAAGTAAGTCTGTATGTCTACGTTTATAAGGCATAGCGTAGGTTTCAGCACCTTCAATCGCTGGAGGATCTAATTGTATTGTTCCTAAAGGATTACCAGTAGAATTAATACTCTCTTTCAATATTATATAATTGTTTGGTGTACCACTATCTAAAGTTCCATCAGCATACCCATTACTTCTATCTCTCCACCATTGACCTATTGTTTTTCTTGAAAGAGGTGGGTTACTAGCTGTAATATTCTTTACAAATATTTCTTCTTCAAAATCAGAAGGTAAATCATATTCAGCTTGATCTGTTACTGAATCAAAAGTATAATCGTTGTCTATAATATCAGACCACATTATCCTTCTCCATATATCCCTATACTTATCATTAATAAATGTACCAATGATAGCAGCAAATGTAGTAGAAGTATCTTGTACCATAGTACCAACATTCGATTTCATAACTGTAAAAGTTTTGTTTGCCATTATTTATTCTCCGCTGTGTGATATCCTTTGAGTGTCCCTACAGCCTCACTCACCTTGCCAAACATAAATGCGAACCCTATAAATTCCAACACAACAACTATAGATATAGTTAGTATAGTCGCCCTCCATTTATGTCCATGTTTAATGTGATTTACAAAATCATCTATACTTCCGTTAATTCTTTTATCCATAGATACAACTGTAGCTTGAGTTGATGCTACATTTTCGCAAAGAACTAAAATTTTATCTTCAAATTTACATTCGTGTACCATGTTAATCCTTTATTTTGTGTCTAATGCTAATGCTGTTTTTTTCTTAGCTTCTAACAAAACAATCTGTTCATTATAACTAGCTATCTCAGAATCTATCTGTTCTATA